GCACTTTTGCGCTCTTAGCTTAACTGGATAGAGCAGTTGCCTCCTAAGCGACCGACGTGGGTTCGAGTCCCGCAGAGCGCACCACTTTAAGTTCTATGGTCGGCCACCATAGTCCATAAAGCATAGTGAAATCAATTGATCTGGCGGGTTTTATATCGTTTAATAGTCCATGATAGTCCACCATAACCCAGTATTTTTCACGGTATCTTTTACGGTATGAGTGAAAATACCGCAAAAGTGATACCGCAAAAATGCCTAAAACCGTTGTGCCACTTACCGATGCAAAGATAAAAAGAGCTAAATCAGAAGATAAGCCAACTAAACTATCAGATGGCTATGGCTTGTATCTTTATATTGACAAGAACCAACAGAAATTTTGGCGTTTTGATTATTCCAGACCATTCACTAAAAAAAGAAATACTTTAAGTTTTGGGCCATATCCTGAGGTAAGCCTTGCTGAAGCAAGACAGAAACGTGAAGATGCACGCTCTCTCATAGCACAAGACATCGATCCGCATGAAGAGAAAAAGCGCATCATTCAAGAACACATTTTGTCTGAGAAAAACACCTTTGCGGGTGTTGCTTCGGAATGGGTTTCTAAACAAAATTTGGCTGAGTCTACGATTAAAGGTCAAGCTCGTCTGCTTGAAGTTATTAACTCATATATCGGTAAAAAACCGATAGATAAAATTACACCTGTTGAGGTGCTTAATATTTGCCGTTTCTATGAAAAACAAGACAAGCTCGAAACCGCAAAAAAAGTAAAAGTAAAATGCGGCCAAATCTTTAGATATGGAGTTGCCACTGGTCGTTGTGAGCGTGATGTTACTCAAGACCTAAGAGGCGCATTGAAAGCACCTCAGGTAAAGCATTTATCCGCGCTTACAGAAGTATTTGACTTTGCTCAGTTGCTTTATGATATTGATTTCTACGAAGGAACTTTTATTACAAAGACTGCGATAAGAATCGCGCCTCTCGTATTTGTTCGTCCGGGTGAATTACGTCATGCAAAATGGTCTGATATAGATTTAGATCTAGGCACTTGGGCCTACACACCACCAAAGACTCGCAGTAAAACTGGTGTTCAGCATATTGTCCCACTATCTAAACAAGTTGTTGAAGCGTTAATTGATCTGCAACCCATCACAAGATGCAGTGAATTTGTTTTCCCTGCGATTACCACGCAGTTAAAGCCAATGTCTGAAAATACCATCAACCAAGCGCTCAGGAGAATGGGTTATACATCTGAGCAGGTATGTGGACATGGTTTCCGTGCATCCGCTCGAACAATACTTGAAGAAGTCTTGGGCTACCCTATTGAGATTATTGAACAACAGCTTGCGCACAAAGTTAAAGATATGCATGGTCGTGCTTATAATCGAACTAAACATTTGGATAAGCGTAGAAAAATGATGCAACACTGGTCTGATTATTGCGATGAAATCAAAAATAATTACTCTAAATCTCGCGAAGTTAAAAGCCGTGAAATTATGTAAAGCACATTTTTTTACGGCCCTACAGAATAAGATTGTAAATCCACTCTAACTACGACTATTCTTCCTCTTTTAAGCTTTTTACACCATTAACAGATGTTTTAAAACCAACGCTCTTATCAATATTATGCGCGCATTGCTCAACAATCCAATCTCCAGCAATACCCTCTCTAAAATTCACAAGTGTTATTGGCATTTCTGCTGAAATTTGAGGATTACCTGGTAAGCTTAAGCTTAATTTTTCCTCATCACGGCGCGCCTGATCAAGTGATGTTTGGGCAGCTGCGTATGCACTTTTCTCATCTTGATAAGTATGTCTTAATCTTTTAACTGGCTCACCATCACCAACTTTCACCTCATGCTTTTTAGCGCCCTTTTTATCATGCCAATAAGCAATCACAGTACCCGCGCTATCACTTGTACTTGATGTCATTTCCCAGTCGCTAACTTCTTCTTTTGCTAACGTCAGAGTCGGTAAATCAATATCACCACGTTTCACAAAAAGCAGCTTGCCGCCTGCGGGTTTGCAAACAGCATCATAGCGTTTGGCAATACGTAGTAAAAAGTTTAAATCTGATTCATCCGACTGATCAAAGTGTGGCAACTTAATTTGTGCTACTGCTTCACTTACCAGCGAATCAAGACCATGCTCTTTTGCAATTTTACTTACCACAGCAGAGATAGTTGTATCCTTTGGCCATGATCTTGATTTCTGAGAAGCTAATGAAGTAATGCCATTTTTACTTGTAAGTTGTGGCACCGCACGACCACGGATCACCATTTTTTCAGGCGGTCCAGATAACGAAACTTCACTAACAATAAAAAGCCCCATATCGACCATTGCTAAGTCGTATCCCATAAAGATTCTTAACTCAGCCCCTTTTTTGGGTAACTCAATAGGACGAATAGGGTCATCAATTAAAGATATTTCGCAAGTATCTGATTCATAGCCTGTGCCATCAGTAATAGAGATATATTCATACAAATCTGAAATGATGCTGGTGATATCAGTTTCATTCGCAATGACAGAGAAGCAAGGTTTTAATCCCATAATTTCACCTTCTGCTTTTCAGTTGATTGTGTTACTTCAGGCAGCTCAATCAAAACACTCGCAGGTAAAATTGCTGGATAATCTGTAATACCAAAATTCGCTTCAATGATGTTTTCCACGACTTTGTTGTTCGTGTTTCCATAATAGCGATAAGCGATTTCATCTAAAGTATCACCATCTTTCGTTGAATATTGAGCCATTTATATACCTATTGCATTCATTAGTGTGCCAAGTAAACCTAAGCGCTCAGGACTATCAGAGTATTTACGCATATTCACTGTAAATTCTTGACGGCGGGGAACACCAAAAGCAGCAAACCTAGTCTGGCCTTCTGTAATGCTATTGATGATCCAATAACCTAAAATTCTACCTGTACCACTCACAAGTAATTGAGGTTGCCCTGTTGCAGCCAATGCCCTGAGGTCGTCAATTTGCCCAGTACCACCTTTAAACTCAGGGTAAACTACGCCTGTTAATGAAATTGCATCTTCACCCGGTCCTAAATACTGTAAGTTATCCCAACCGCCAAAAACCGCTTGTTCTCCCCACTTATAATTTGTGGTTCGATTCAGTTCTTGATATGCAGCTGTATAAATACAAAACCTAAATGTTCCCAACTTCATCATTGAGAGGAATGTACCAAAAATTTGACCGTCCATTATTGTGCATACCCCGCATCTAACATTGAACCGCGTTTAATAGCAGCCTTCGCTCTATTGAGTTTTTGTGCAACTAAATCAGCCAATTGGTTCACATCTTGCCCCGGTGCAGCATGGATAACTATCGTGATATCTTGTTTTTTGTCATTAACTGCATTGCTTTGTGAATTCCCACCCATTGAAGGCGTTGTGCTTCTAGGAGAAGGTGATATTGCATTAATGCTTGGTGTATTTGCTGAAGAATTAAATGTTCCTAACACGCTATTGAACTGACTCTCTAGTGCGGGCTTTCTTTGCAACATTCCAACGCCAATACCATCAACAATGTGGCCACCTAGCCCCGCCATAACCCGCGATGGAGAATGGATATCCATTTTCTTTTTCATGAAGCTTGGCATGTAATTGTTGATAGAAGCCCATGTGGATTTTAAGCTATCAAACCCCGACTTAATCCCACTCACCAATCCATCAATGATATTTTTACCAATATTCAACATCTTGTCTTTTAGCGTACCAAGATAATCAAATATTCTCGCCCATCCATTAACAACACTTTGAAAAAGAGAGCTATTGGTGATGATTGAAATCAATCCATTCCAAGCTGCCGAAACTATAGATTTAATGCCTGCCCATACTGCACCTGTTAGCAGTTTTACACCCTCCCATTTGGCAGCGAACCAGTTCCCAATAGGATTAAAAAATCCAACAATTGAATTCCACGCATTGGATGCACCCGAGCTAATGCTTGACCACATCGATTCTGCAGAAGATTTAATGCCGCCCCATAAAGACACAAAGAAGCCTTTAATGCTTGACCAGTTCGCAATAATAATGCGGGGAATGCCAATGATAGGGATTAACAAATTTAAAATAGGATTGTCCGCGAATACTGTATCTATGCTCTTAATCACCCCTTTTATAAATTCAATGCCAGTGCCAACAACACCTTTAATACCATTCCAAGCTGAGCTAAAAGCATCCTTTACACCTGACCATAAATTACTAAAAAATCCTTTTATTGGTTCCCAATTCTTATAAATTAAATAAGCAGCACCAGCGACAACAGCAACGATAGCGACAATCGCAAGCACCATCGGATTGGCAAGCATTGCTTTCCCAACCACACTGAAAGCCGTTCCTATCATTTTAATTGGGGTGATCATTTTTGTGAGCAACCCAATACTTGTACCAGCACTGCTACCTAGAACAGAAAAACTACTTATAGCCAGCGCAATCGGCCCAATAACCGTTGTTACTGCTAAAGCCACCGCAGCAATACCGCCAACAACCGCAACAGCTCCCACAGCAACTTTCGTCAAAGTTGATGATAGCTCTGGATTTGCTTTAGACCATGCTGACACTTTATCTATAACAGCTCCCATTTTTCCAAGAAAAATATTTAAAGGTGGAAGTAAGACAGACCCAATGCTTATACCTAGTTCAGCTATTTTATTTTTAAAAAGAATAATATTGTTGGCTGTCGTTTCAGCTCTTGCTTTGTATTCATCATTCATAGATCCAGCATATTTGGTAGCATCACCAACTTTTTTTAAGTTTTCCTCTAAGGCACCCATATTAGTGAGCAGAGGTGCAATTGCACTTAAAGACTCCTTACCAAATAAAGTTGCAAGCATTGCGCCTTGCTTTTCTTTTGGCAAAGCCTTAATTAATTCTAGAATTTTTAACGTGGTACCTTCAGCATCTTTTTGCATTGACTTAGCGACTTCTTCTGAATCCAACCCCAAATCAATCATTGCATTACGTTGTGATTTCGTTGCAGATTCACCTGCTATTAACGCAAGCATCATATTTTTAATGCCTGTAGCTGCTATTTCTTCTTGCACCCCCATGCCGCGCATAGTTGCACCAAGAGCCGCAATTGATCCAGATGCAAAACCACCAACCTCTCCTAATGGCCCAATACGCTGAACAATCTCCATGATTCCTTTTGCAGCAGCAGGTGTACTATTGCCTAAAAAATTTATTTTATCGGCTAAAGTTATTACCTCATCTTGTGACATTTTAAATGCTGTACGCATCTCAGCCATGCTTTGACCGGCTTCTTCAGCAGATACATCAAATGCCACCCCCATTTTTACAGCAGATTCGGCAAACTTCGTTAATTCATTTGCTGCAATTCCTGATTGCGCTCCAGATGCTACAATTTTTGCAATGTCTGTTGCTGCCATTGGCAATACTGTTGACATTTTCAAAACTTCATTTGTAATTGTTTTAAATTGTGCATCCGTACCACTAAATACTTTTTTTACATCTGCCATTGAGCTTTCAAAATCAATTGCTAACTTTACAGGTACTATCATTGTTGCAGATGCAGCCATAGCTCCGCCCAATACTTTTGCGGACCCGCTACGGATATCAGCATTTTTTTGTCGCAATTTCTCAACGTGATTTAATTTTTCTTGTGCACGTGTAAGACGATTTAATTCATCAGTAACACCAGAGTACCGTGCGCGCAAATTATCAACATTCTTACCCATGCTTCCGAATGTGCGAATGGATTCGCCTAGCATGGATTGCTGTTTTTTAACGCGCTGAATTTCAGACCCAATTTTACTGAGCTGTGATGTGGTGCTACCTATCGCAGTGCGTAAAGAGCCTGCAACTTCACCACCAATCGTGATGATGGCATTTAATTTCTTATTTGACATTGCATCTGACACAATTAAACCAATGTGCCATTTTGTTATTTTTAATACCTTTTATTCATTATTCACTTATGCAAAGAAAAACCGCATTTAAGCGGTTTCTCTTGGTAATCCCTCACACCACCAAATCAATCGTGAAATTGGTAACTTCTCAATTTCAGTCAATGACCATGATGTAAATGATGATAGTGCAATTACATGCTGACGAATGTTATTTGCACTTAAGATGTAAAAAGTCGATATGAATCCTGAATACGACCATAATCACGTAAACCCAAACCTTTAATAAAATCAGGCTCAATTTCGCAAAGATTTGCAAACATCGTAATTTCTTGTTCAGCATTGGACTTACCTTTGCTTTGTAATTCAGCTGTCAGTAAATCTTGTACTGTTGGCTCACGCATATCTACAAATTGAATGCCACCATAAGGACGACTTAATTCAATTGTGTTTTTGCCCTCACCTTCCTTAATATAATCTTTTTCTTGATTTTCCATCTTTTACATTCCTAATGCTGAGCGAATATCTGCAAGCACATCTGTACCGTTAATAATACGAACCATGTTAATCACATCAACTTCATGAATAACCTGACCACCAATCGTTTGCTTGTAATACGTCAAAGACAAGTCATATTTATCTTTAGGTGCTTCACCAGCTTTTGAAGTGCCTTGGTTAATTTTGACAATTTTACCCGTAAAATTATGAACCACGGCTGTTACTGTGCCGTCAAATGACTCCATTGCCTCACGTACTGTAAATGAAGTTTGACTGCCTTCTTTCACACCAAACAAAGACAAGACATCACGGTCATGTGCATTCAAAGTAAAGTCAGCAACTAACTTTTCCATCCCCATTGTGATATCAATCGGGGCATCCATACCACCAGCGCGGTATTCTTCAGTTTGTAAAGACAATTCAGGCATATTGGCTTCATCTGTGTTACCAGCATAGCCACGACCATCAACAAATAAATTAAAATTCTTACGAATATCCTTTGCTACACCCATCTCAAATACTCCTTAAGAAAAAATCTCTTTGATATAGTCATTAACCAAGTGAGAACGGAAAATAATATGCTCGGCTGGATACACTGGCGTAAAGTCAAAATCGAAATAGATTTTCCCTTGTGCGATTTGATCTGCTGAATTTAGATCAGGGTCTGCCCAACAAGAACCACCCAAAATAGCACCGATGTTTGTGAGGTAACGCAAGTAAGCATTCACACCCTCAATCACATCATCTACATAAGTTTTTGTAATGCCACGATCTACAGCCCAAAGGTGTGCAGCTTTTAATGATTCATCAATCATATCTGCTGTACGTACAACACATAAGAATGCCCATTTTGAATCACTTGAAAGTGTGCGGTTGCCCCAAAGACGATAACCCTGTTGGCGGATAATTGTTGTGATATTTTTTTCATTCAGTAAATTAGCACGACAATTCGCGTCGCCCATTGCAAAATCAATTGCTCGAGCAGTACCAACAATACCATTAATTTCTTGGTTAGACGGAGACCACCACCAACCACGATCATTATCTGATTTAGCAATTAAACCAGCAACACAAGCACTTGCCCATTCTTGTGAAGTTTCACCTTCAACGGATTTTAAAACTTTAGGGTCAACAAGGAATATACGTTTAGACCCGAAGTCT